AATCATAGAAAGAAGAGTTTCTTCAATGCTTGAAGTGCCTGAAGCGAAATCAATATCGTTTGCAGACTGAGCGCCAGTCCAAAGAGCATCGATTCGAGCAATGTCCATGTTGCGAGCGTGAGCAGAAGCAGCACGGCCAGCAGCAGTGAGCTCATATGATGGTTTAGCATCTAGCTCAACATCACCAGGGATTACATAGTAAACATACTTTGACTGGTTAAGAAGGATTTCATCAAAACCAAAAGTAAGGTTATCAGCTGTTGCAGCTGTTGGGGTAGCATTATCACGAGAACGAACAGAGAATGAATCTGCACGAGGGATCTTGAGTGATGCTGTACCTTTTCCAACAAGCTCAGAAAAGTCTACGAAAAGTGGAGAAAGCTTAGCTGATGCCTGGAGTTCTCTCTGAACAACCTCGGCAACGAGTGCTTCCTGTACGTTAACAACGTCTGCGTTCTTAGCTACTGACATTTATTGCTCCTGTGTTATTTATATGTCTGTTTATACAATGACCGTAGTTCTTCTAAGGTCATATCCTTAATATTTTTTTCAGGTTCAACTGGTGCTTTCTTTCCAGGTACTCCAACGGCGGCTGCTTTCGGAGATGATTCAAACAAGAAGTGATTTTCTTTCTTGTTCTTTTCTATAATCTCCTTAAGGCCGTCAGAACTGATAGAAAAGTCTTCACCAATTTCTAAAGATCGAAGATCGTCATCCGACATCAAGCGCAAAAGCTTATCAGGATCTTTACAACCATGCTTCATCGCCTCACGTTTAATCTCTCCTGTTAAGGTAGACCATGTGTAGGATTGCTTGGTTTTTTCATACTCTGATTTAATTTGCTGATTCTGTTTTTTAAGTTCCTCGATAACCTTGTCTTTATTCCCTTCCGCCATGTCCTTTTCTTGACGTAGCTGGGCAACTTGGTTTTCTAACTCAGAATACTTTGAGAGAACTGATTTCTTCTCTTTTAGTAATTTCTGATAGGAATCATAAGAAACTGAATCTTTTGTCTTGGCAGACTCGCCACTGGCTGAATCTTCTTGCCCCACTGGAGCTTGATCTTGTTCTTTCATTGTCAACCCTTTTTTCGTGTTATGTCAACCCACTAAATATTAGTGAGCAGTTTAAAAAGTTCTTCTTTTATTAGTTTAGTAATCTCGCCTTGAGCTTTTTTCGTTAGTTTAAAATAATTGTAACCAAGATCATCCACCAGGTAACTAGAGATTTCAGAGTATTTTGCTCGTGATCCTATCTTCTTTGTCACACCTTGATACTTTTTATGTCTTTTATCACTGTGGGCAATCTCAAATGTAAGCTCAGTAGGAAATGCTCTCACATTGTTTTTAAGGTCTTCAAGTAGTTCCCCAGTGAAAACTGCATTTAATTTATTTCTACTATATGCTGGATCGGTAGCATTAATCTGGTCGTATGTTTCACGCCACTTTAATGTGCTTGGAGCAGGTGAGCCAAAATCTACATTTGCCTTGATGTCATCGACAACGATCTGACCAATTTTCTGCCTTAGAACTGGATCACGGAGAATCTTATTAAGCTCTATTCTGATGTTTCTGTTTAGTTTCTCAGAAACTTCCTTAACACCTTTAATCTTGATCTTCGCCATTAAACCCTTCCGTTTCTATGCGAATATCATTCAATGCGCTTCTGATTGCTGCTAGGTCTATTTTCTGTTTTCTTTCTTTCTTGGTGTCGTCCTTGAGTGAATCAACCTTCTTCACTATTCCACCAACATCCTTTAGACCAAAGAATTGCCTTTTAGGGAGCGTATCTCCAACATTGTGGTTATAGGCTTTAAGGGTATTTTCACCCTCTTGAATTTTCACTTTAACTATATTTTTTTGTGATTGTGATTCTTCAAATGAGGAAAGCATCTCACCAGTTAAAACCATGTCAACTGAGTTAACAGATACACCTTTTGTCTTGGCGTATTCAGGAGAATAAGGTTTGAATGATCGCCCATCTATGTCTGATCCATTCAATGTTCTTTGCGCCATAGCATCAACGGCGAGCTCATAGAATAGCTTTTTTTGATCCTCATTAGGCTCATATCCTAGAAGTTCTTTAAGATTAAACCTCTGAGATACTTCTTTCTTCGAGTATTTCGGTGGATTGATCGCTGCCATTTATTCCCTCAAACTCATCAACTTCTTTTATATGTTGAATTGCCTGTTCCCTGGTCATTTTCTTAAGATTCATCAGAACATGAACCCGTGACATTAACCCCATATCAATTTCTTTCTGGGCAATATCTAGAAGCTCCATTTCTGTTTTGATCATCTCGGGCTTTGCAAACTCAACTTGAAGGTTCATTGCCTTTTCATCATCTGGAAGTTGAATCTGATAAATATCTGACAGGATTAAATCTCCATTAACTCTTTCGCCTCTAAATGCTTTGATATAGCAAGAAATCACGTTAAATAGTTTAGCTTCAACCTTTTCGAATAAAGAAATATCCTCTTGAGATGCTTCAAACTTCTCAACCATCTGAAGAAGCTTTTCAACACCACTAGAAGCTGTTGTTGTTTGTGGGCTTCCAGATACCACTGATGTGTCTAGTCCACGGCTTGAAAGAAATGCTCTAAGGAATGATTCTCTGAACTCTCTAATTCCAGTCAAATCCGATCCAGGATTAGCAAAACCAAACTCTCCTTGAGTCGGATTCTGTGGATCAACAGGAATAATGATCACTTTATCTGGCCCAATTCTCATGTTCTCAGGAAGATGATTAGCATCTCCACGATAATAAGCCTGGGCATGACCCTGCATTTCTACAGTTTGAAACTCTGAAGTAAGAATCACGTTATAAAGAATAGTCGCATCAAAAAGTGAATCCCAGCCTCTCACCCAGAACTCAAAGTTTTTTCCTGAGCTAACATCAATAAAAGGAAGACACTGATACTCTGCAAGTGGTGACATAATATTTGGGTCATTTACCTCGAATTGGGCAATAATGACCGATTCAGTATCTTTATCAAGAATATTTCCCAGCCCATCCATTACAAAGTTAAATGATTTAGACCAGACATAGAATCGCTCTTTGGCAAGCTCTTGGTCATCATAATCAGAAATTGCTTGGTTGATTGAGTCTCTGTACTTATCACCTTGAGAGAATCCAGTCCTGCGGTCTTCTCGTCTAATGTAATCTCGTTGAGTGTTATCAAAATTAGAAACAATATATATTTCTGGGATCTCTGGATTCATTTCATTTGGCACAACATCAAAATGATGAGGTAAAAGAACCCTTAAGTTTAGTTTACCGTCCTGTGGGTAACATTGAATAGCGCACTGTCCTTCATACTTATAGGACTCATTTGCCGTTCTTAGTACGGTATTAACGTCAAGGTCAGAAAAAATCGTATCAAGTTCCTCAACCTTATCTGCCCCTATGAATACACTTCTTGATGGTGGCTTTTTATACAAGCTCGCTTCTGCCTTAGAGATACGCCTCTGAAGATTAATTGATGCAAAAATAGACATCTCAGAAACGGTGTTAGAATCTAGTTTTGACTCAAGATATTCTTTCACGTAATGGTAAAAGTTATCTTCCTGCATATTTTGTTTTTTGTAGGAAACTATTTTGCGCTGAATATTCTCATCCGACTTGATTTCTCGAATGATTTGCTTTCTGTAAGAAATATCTAATAACTTTTCTTCCATGATTATCTTCTTCCCGTGAAAGGTTTTAAAGTTCCAATCTTTTCAGTATGAGTTTTGTACTCATGTATGTAATAACCAAGCCCAGAAACTATGTGTTGATAATCATTGTTATCATCTTCTTGGTATGACGAGCCTTTTTTGATTTTTGTAAGCCTTAGCCCTTCATCAACCTTGGCAGCGTCCTGATATACATAAAGTCTAACCTCACCAGCTTCATTAAGACAATGAGCATTTACTATGTTCTGCCTAGCCCTTATTGGTGGATTTTCATTGGGAACGTGCATAGTAACCTTAAGCGTCGATTGATTTTTTTGCACATAATTCTGGAGAGTTTTCTGGATTATTTCGTAATCTGTTCGATTGCTTCTTGAGTCTCTATTTTTACCGTTTCTGTCTCCAAATACCCTTATTTCTCTAACAGTTTCAAGACATCCATCAAAAATCATCTCATCAATTATTTGTTGCGTATTAAATCCCTCAACTATAAAGCATTTCCCTATATGAAAGACCCCATTAATTACTTGCGCATAGCCAGATGACATTGGCTTACCTGACCCGATGTTAAAGTCATGGAAAAAATCTAGTGGCAGATTCGGGTTTATTTTGTACTTAGTGTTTTTAAGGAATTGCTTTTCTGGGTTGTATGCATAGTAAGGAGTTTGCCCCTGTATGCTTACCCATTGCCCTTGAAGCATCCTTTTCGCCATCATTGGATCAAGATCTTTTTTAAGATTTTCAATGTACCAAGGTGGCAGGAATGGGTTTTGCTCAGTTAATGAATAAAATACTTTTTTTGATTTATCATTTTTTTCTATAAATTCTTTATAAAGATAATGCGATGGTTCATCTGGATTTGTTAAACACAAAAGATAGTTTTCTTTTACCGAATTTAATCTTCCAATTCTCATTTTAACTGCATCATATAATTGTTTATTTGATTCAGATGCTTCTTCTATAATTACGCCACTTAATTCAAGTGATCTAAATTTTTCAAGCTCCCCACTATCATATGAATCACCAATAATTTCTGATCCATTTATTAAAGTAATTCTCATTTCTGATTTATTATATTCCTTAATTGCATGAGGAATATCAGCAATGTGAGACAAAATAGTTTGCCACAATGTTCTTTTTAGATCTTTAAGTGCTCGGCGTAATATTAGCTGTCTTGATTTTTTATTTTTTATTGCATGAATGCCAATTATATGTGATGCACAAATACTTTTGGCTGATCCTATAGAGCCACTCATTAGCATCTCAAGTATTCCTGAGTCGTAATTAAAATTATTATAATACGATATTGCTTCAATTTGCCACGGAACTAGTCTTGGATCAAACTCCTGGAATAGTGGAGTCATTTAGTAATTTGTGGATATGTTTCCATTCTCTTCCTGCCCTTATTTCTGAGATTCTTGTCGTACTAACTTTAAATATTTTTCCAAGTTCAATATGACTCCACCCGGGTCTATGACCATTTGGCTTTCTTTTTGGCATTGTTAAAATAGTTAAAACTTTTATATCATCAAGAATTGCCCTTCCATGATTCTGACCCTTTTTTGGTTTACATAAACCAATTTTCCATGCATGTCTGACATTTTCTTTTTGAGTTAAAAGTTCAAGATTTGTTAAATCCCAATTCATTTTATTTCCATCTATATGATTTATAGTTAAACCAACAGGTATATTCCCGTTTGCCCTTTGCCATACATATTTATGAATGGTTGAAATTTTTTTAGTTTCACTATTCCAAATACAGGGGTAGTTATCAGAATTAAAATGAACCGGCTTACCTTCAAAAAATATTCCTGATTTGCAACTTTTTCTCATTTTTGACCTTCATAATTTAATGAGATCTTGATCTCACCATTAGTCTGAACATCTTGCTTATCACCATAGGTCTTATGAAATCTTGTCTTAAGGGCAAAGATAAGTGCTGTTGTATCTATCTTTTTGGAATCAATTCCTGGTGTTGGTTTGCCTGAGATTTTAGCGTTTAACCTAACTTCATGCCAGTCTTGTGCAAGTTGGCAACCAATATCAAATGCTTCCTTAAATTCTGGAATGGAGCCAATCCACTCGTAAATTGTAGACCTAACAACTCCAACAGTTGCACCAAAAGTATCAATCGTTCTTCCTTCTTTAAGGTGATCAATTAACATCTGGCAAAACTCGTCCCTGTATTTATAACCCTTTGTTTTAATATTGTCCGAATTATTCACTCATCAACTCCTATGAAAGCAACGGTGAACAATCTCTTATCAAGTAAGTAAGACTGCATTAGCTTATTAATAACTTCAATTTCCGATGGATTTGCTTCTATTGTAATTGAGACTGAACCGTCTACACGAGTCTTGATTGCCGACAGAACGGCATTAATAGCACCAATTTCTTGCATCTTCCCACCGGGTAGAATGTTGCGAGTCACCGACTCTTACCATCAGGCTATGTAATACTTACATGGTTAGTCAATAGGGTTTATATCAATCTTTGTGAATTAACTTGCCGTTGAATACTTCCCAACCATTTAATTCCATCCAAGTTCTAACTGTAATGTATTTTTTCATCATTGATTGGTTGCCTTGTGAGTGAAATAGACAATGGCATGGCTGACATACTGGAATCATGTTCCACGCAGAACATTCAAACTCGGGAAAAGCTTTTCGACTATAGATGTGGTGATATGTGACCATATTGTCTTGATTTTGTCCGCATACAATACACGGCTGATCTGATTTGTAGTTTTTCATAATTTACCTAAAAATGATACGGCCTATACGGTGGTGTTACTTTTAATCGGTACTTAATACAAAATCTTATTTTTAAGCCAGGTTAAAATATCCCACAAGATTGTTAATACCAGTATTATCGGAGCAAATACGTATTTCATAGTTCACCTATAAGCTCATAATGTTTTTTAGTAGCTTCCCATTCCGTAATTATCATAATTCCATGAACATCTTTGGCCTGAATATGAACAAAAAAAGGTGATTCCCAATTAATAATTAAAATTTCGTCTGAATTTTTATTTAAATAAATCACTATTCACCTGCTTCTTTTAAAATAGCTCTTAGTGCTTTAGTGTCTTTCATTAAATCAGCTTTAAAGCAAGGATAACAAAACCATATTCCACATGTATCATCCCTACGGACATTTACAGAAGTTTGGCAAACTGAGCAAGTTGCTTTTTTGAAAAACTTTTTAAAGTACATTTTATATGCCTTAAGTTTTTGTTCATCTGTAAGCTTTTTCATTCTTCACATACTTTTTTTAGTGCTTCTCTAGTCAATATTTTATGCTTTTGTCTGTAATGCTTTGGCCTAAAAACTTTGGCTTTCGCAAATGTTTTTCTAAGCGTATCGTATGTGCAACCAATGTGTTTTGCTATGTCTGCTATTGCGTATCCCATTTCGTAAAGCTTTATTGCTGCATCATATTTTTCCGGGTTACAAACCTTCCAAGATTTATCTGGGAATCTTTTTTTAGGATTAGTTTTTAAAAATTCCTCTATAATTAAATCAATACTCATTCTTCACCTGCTTCTTTTAGTGCTTCTTTACAGATGGTTATAACATAAGCCGGTCTCGTAGCTTCTTGCTTACATAACTCTAAAGCTTTACAAAGCTTTTTGTTTTGATCTTGAAGTTTTTTTAACTCTCTATATCCAATGCTATTCATGTGATTTCTAAGACGATCTTCATCTTCTTCAATCTCTTTTTGCTGATACTCGATAGCGGCTTGCCAAGCTCTTTCCATTGAAAACATTACTCGCAAATCTTCAGTCATGGCTCTATAACAATTAACTTCCATTGGCTGAAGAGTATCGTTTTCAATCCATTTTTTAAAAGATTCTAAGTCTTTGTCTTTATCATTCATTTGCTACCCAATTCTTTTAGTGCTTCGTTGAGTCTGTTCCAAGCATTGACATCTCCGCTCCACTCAAGAGCGTATTTAATGGCTTCACGGAGCTTTTTGTTTTCAGCTAACAAATCTTCTATTCGATCATTCATCTGTTTCATTTTAGTTCCGTTGATGTTTTCTTTTAGAAAAGCATTTTCAGCTTTAACATGATTATAGCCATCAGCAAGGTATTCTGAAATTTCGTCTAACTCATCAATCTCTTTCTGCTTATACTCACAAGCGGCTTGCCAAGATTCAAAACATAAATGTCTTTCAAATTCATAAGCTAATGCGTCTGCGTAGTGATTACTTGCGTCGCTCAACCACTTCTCAAAAGCTTCAATGTCATTCATTTAACACCTCCTAGCAGTAAACTTCACAATGCCCATTGAGCCATGTTGAATATTCTTCTTCTCTTTTTTGCTTCTCTTTCTTCACCTTCTTAACTGGTAGCTTTGAATATCTTCTTCCTTTGACTAGATTATCAGCTTTTACATTTAATTCATTACCGTCTATGAATTCTACATAGTCAGCTGGTTCTATTTTAGCTTTTTTAACATGTGCTTCAAACACCAGTCTTATAACTGAGACTTGTTTGCCTTTGCCGTTATGTAAATAAGTAACCACAGGGCCACGGATTGTAGTGCCATGATTATAATTTAACGGAAGTCTTTGCCCATTCTTGTAAACTGAACCATCACTTCCTACCAAGAGCTCAGGGAATGACAAGCTTTGCCTTAAATTCATTTTGAAATCTCTTTTAAAAGTGCATTTCTATAATCATCAACCATGAGGTTAACTAGCGATTCAACTCCAACGTCTAATGCTTGGGATAAATCCTTTATTCTTTTAATTGGAAATTGAGATTTTTTTCTCTCGACATTACTTATGTACTGGCCATTGTCGGCAAGACCAAGTTTAGCGGATAATTCTTTTTGTGATATGTTTTTCGATTCTCTTGTAATTCTAATGAAATCAGCAATAGCGTCTGCCTTAACGTTCATTTTACGCTCCTAAAAAATGTTAAAAGTTGCTTATAACCAAAGATTATCAATGTTTTATTGCCATCTGATACCTCATAGACGGATGATCCAGATTTTCTAAATCTTTTCTTCACTAGCCAATTCATTTCGAACCTCTTCTGTTGCTGAAAATAACTCATCACTTGTGCTATTAAGTCCAATTTCAGTAAGTAAATAAAGCTTCAATTCTAAGGTGGGTTCGTATGAAGTAACAATTTTCAATGCTTGAATTAAATCCATTTTGTACCTCTTTTATGTGTGGAAAAACAATTTAAGATGATGCTTCTGAAATGTAAACTTCTTTATTTTCTTCTTTAAATCCTGAGAATACTTTCCAATTATTCCTTATTCCATTATGAAATCTTTGCTTTGATAGATAAATTTCACCTGGAGTAAATCTTTTAAGTTGCCATTCCCTAGCAAGTTCAGCTCTCCAGCCAGCTATCTGTCTTTGGACGTTATCAAGTCTTATAAGTTCCTCATGAGTTGGGAGATAGCAAGTATTCATGAACAAAACATTCATTTTAGAATCTGTGCCTGATTAAGAATGTCTTCAATTAGTGTTGCAACAGTTTGGACAATTATTTCCTGAAGGGCCGGATCAATGATTAAATCTATTCCGGTAAACGTGAAAGAGCTATGCGCCATTTCATGCTTTAATGTGTACTTCTGATCTTCTATTGGGAAATCTGAATTAATTATTATTTCTCTTTTAGAGCTATCCCATAGGCCTAATGGTGATTGGGTAAATTCTGGGTAAAGTTCAATTATCTTTTTTCCTGGGATATTTTTAATGGGTATTTTGCGGCCAAAGATTAAAACTGATTTTGGTAGTTTTCTCATGCCTTTTATTTTTGCATGATCGTGAGAAATCGAAACGGAAATTAAACCCGACTATTTCAATAATTGCTTTCTAATGTCTTTATGCAACAAATTATCTTTACCGACAAAGTGCTTGCCGCATTTCTTATTCACGCACCGCCATATTTGGAAAACTCCCGATTTAAGATATTTAATGCCATTCTTGTAGAATTTTTCACCTCCGCAGACACATATAGCTTTCTGGAAATTAGATCCAAAATTTATTGACGGTTCCCATGGCATTAGCTTTTTAAATACCTCTTCAGTTACGATGACGTCCATTTTGCAATATTCTTCCATTTCAATGAACGCTTCTGGGTTTCCTTTATCGGCCTCTGTGAACAATGACGTCCCAGGGAAGCGAGAATGGCTCAATTTCTCTTTTTCACACTTAAGGTACTTGGCAAGCTCCCCTAGCTTATAAAATGGAAATTTGAAGTGTTTAAACGCTATTTTGAAGGTGTCAAATACGGATATGTCCTTTACTGGCAGCATTTCCTCAATAATCATCCTTCCCTTAGCTGTAGGTAAATCAAATTTCTTCATATTATGACCGACTACCCAATGGGCCTCATTAATTAACTCTCCCAGCTCATCAAGTAAATGCTTGTCGTTTTTAGGTGTGTTCCTGGTGTCACCATAAAAGATTTCATCACTATCAAGCCACTTTGCTGCATAAGATAATATGTATGGCATCTGAATAATGTTTTCTGGATTTATGAACGCTTCTCTAAAGTTGTAAGTGTAGGCAATGGCAGGAGCAACTTCTAAGTCAAAGATGAGAACTTTTGGAGCTTGTGCTATTACCTGGACTGCTTCACTTGTATGGGGTGAAGGATTCTGTTCTAGTCCTGCAGCATCAACAATCTTAGAATATTTATATTTAGCAATTTGCCTTTTAGAAATGCCAGTATGAACAAATTCTCTTAGGGTAGGTGTTTTACCAAGCTCCCGAGCAAGTTCCTTTAGCTTAACAACCAGATCGTGGAACGTAACCTTTTCCATATAAGAATGGTTACAGGTTTGTATAAGGAAGTCAAAAATTCATGATTTTCTTTCTTAATCCCTGTGATTTAAAATCAATAACATTTTGTGACTGATTAGATTCATATTCCATTTTCTGCGAAATACTTTTTGCCAATCTTTCAAGCTGCGCCCTGATCATGTCGGTATTTTCTGAAGCTCTTAATGACTCAGTTGAGCCTATGTGCACCAATACGCTTTTCGCTAATGGACTTGCATTTTTAATTAAATCTTGTTCGGCATGAGGCCCATAAATTCTTAGGAGTTTAATAATTTCATTTGCAACTATGGCCGACACATCTGGTTTTTTTGGATTTATTGCTTCATAGATTTCTGCTACCGATGGAAAAAATGCCGACCCTGATCGAATAATTCTTTCAAACGCAAGCTTTACAACATCTTCACCAAGCGGAAGCAATACATCTGCATAAATTTCAATTCTTTCTGATGTTGGTTGCTGATTAAACATCAATCCGAAATTATAAATTATTTGCTGCATTGATAGCTTTTCCTTAGACATTTTTTACCTCATTTAATTTTTCAAGACGCTCAAGTTCTTTAAGTTTTTTGGTGTACGGATTCCCATAGTCAGGCAATGCTGTTCTACCATTACTGGCAACTCTAACCTGATCGACTTGCGAAACAAGTAGGGCAAATGGGTGTTTTTTCTGTTCATGGAATCGATCCCTGTAGTTTGGGTAATACTCTGCAAGTTGTTTTGCCTCATCTAGGCCAATACTGGCAACAAGTTTTTTTGCTAAAGAATTTTCTTTTACTGACCAAACTGGGTAAATTCCATAACGCAGGTAGTAGGATCTTTTATAAACCTCCCGAACATCGCTTGTCGATGTTTCTGATTTGGCTGAAGTATTTTCTTTATTTTCTTTTATTTTACTTTCTTTTTCTTTTATTTCTTTTTCTTTTCTTTTATTAGGGGAATTTGAATGAATTTTGGTTTCATATTTTCCCATATATTTTGATAGGTTAGGTATATAGAAATCAACAAAACTTTCCCTAAAAGTAGCAACAAAGAGACCACTTTCTTCCAACTTTTTTACTACTTTTATGCAACTTTTATCCTGCTTTCTCCAAACATTTCGTAAACTTTGTGTGTGAATTGTTATAGGATTCTTGAAAGAATTTTCGCACTGTTTAGCCAAAACTTCTAAAAGAATAAAATAATAGGCATAACCCTCATACCCTAAAAGTTCTATGCACTTTTGTATTTTTTCATCATCAAATGCAGTGTTTGAATGTCTAAAATAATTCTTTTTTCCCGATGCCATAAATCACCTCTCAAGATAAAAACTCTACCCGGCAATCCATTCGGAAAGTCGCACCCAGGTAGAGAGGAAAGATGGTTTCCCATCATTGTGAATAAAATATTTGTAGCGGTGCGATCGCTTAAGATAAGTTTTTATCCTCAAATAAATTGCAAATGTAAACCCTAAAATGCTGAATTAACAGTACTAATATGGAACTGTCTTAATATCGTACTAAATTATTATTTACCTATCTGCTTGGTTTTTGTTTACTTATTAAGATTATTTTAGTATGGTTTTGGTCTACTAAACCAAAGGGGTATTAAATGAATGATGTCTTAAAAATTTATTTTTTTGTAATTCTTAGGTCGTTGGTTTTTCATCTTCAAAAGACAATTAGATTTTTTTTAAATGGTCGTTGCTATCCAACAAAAGAACAACGTGAAAATGAAACATTTCGTGATTATTGGATAGGATGGATTGCCTATAAATACTTTTCTAAATTCACAGTTTGCAATAATTGGCTAACCTTGGATTTTGTCGGCCCCAACAATGATCTTATTTTTACTAAAAATTCTCATGGTGACATGATGACAAAAAGATTTTCTGAAATAATTGAGATTGTAAAAATTAATAACAATGCTAATAAGATTACAAAATGCAAGAAATCTTAATATGTCCTAAATGTCGCTCAGAATTTGATTTACTTTACAAAGACGACGAAGTAGTTTCTCAAACGAAATGCAAATGCAGATCAATTACTAAACCGCTCGACAGAGCAATGGAGTTATTAAATGAAGAACTTAAACCAATCACTCGTAAAGTTTCACGCCAACCTAAAACCAATCGCCAAAGACGCTCAGAATCCATTTTTTAAATCTGATTATTTAACCCTGTCTGGAATCCTAGATGCTGTAAGACCACTCCTAGCCAGTGTTGATCTTGCTCTGATTCAGTCCATGCGTGTTGACGGTGATAAGACAATTTTAATCACCAAGATCATTCATACCACTGGAGAAGAGATTACATCGGAAATGATTCTTCCTCATAACCCTGATCCACAGAAATTCGGCTCGCTTATTACATATTACAAGCGTTACCAACTTCAAGCCTTATTAGGCATCTCAACTTCAGAAGAAGATGATGATGGAAACTCAGTTTCTCGTCCTGAAATTTCACTTCCTAAAAAGCCAGAACAGCCTAAGCCTACATTTCAAGTTGATGGCATTGGCCAGCAGCGACCAATGGTAGGACTTGCTTCAGATGCTCAGAAAAACGCTCTAAAGAAGATGGGTGTAAAGTTTAATGACGACATATCTAAACAAGAAGCATCAGAGTTGATTGCTCAAAATAATAAAAGGAACTAAACATGAAAAAGGTTGTACAAGTAACTGAAGTCGAAAATGAAGGTATGCTAAAACTTATGGGTAAACGAGTAACTTTCTTTTGTCTTAATTACATTTATGTTGGTGAACTTATCGGTGTCAGTGAAACATGCGTCTTGATAAGTAATCCTGCTATTGTTTATGAGACAGGAGCATTTACCGAGAAGAAATACAAGGACGAACAAAGTCTTAATGTGCCAGCGTTTTACATCCAAAAAAACTGCATTGAAAGTTTTGGTGAATTAAAATGATTAGAGGAAAAAAACAAAAATGGTCTGGGTCTGGGTCTGGGTCTAGGTCTTGGTCTTGGTCTTGGTCTAGGTCTTGGTCTGGGTCTAGGTCTTGGTCTAGGTCTGGGTCTGGGTCTAGGTCTTGGTCTGGGTCTGTGTCTTGGTCTAAATAACAATAAAAGGGTTTATATGATCGCTGTAAGTAAGGCAACTCTTCTCGGAGCTGCGTACAATCTAGAAATGAAACAAACCAAAACAGGTAAGGCCATGCTCAAGTTTTCTCTGAGAGTCTGGCGCCCTCAGAAGGATGGCAAAGATAAAGTTTCTTTCCTTCCCATTGTTGCATATGCCTCTAGTGCTGAAATCCTTGGCAAATATGTAACTGAAGGTAAATTAGTTTATCTTGATTGCCAGATTGATACTTACAAGGATCAGAATGGAGTTGATAGGTTCCAGTTTATCGTTGAGCAATTCAGCTTCTTAGGCAATAAGGAAGTGGCTTGATAGTTTTTGACCTAGAAACCACGGGCCTCAATGTCTTTGATGCTGAGATTATCACAGGATTCTTTTGTCTCTTAGATGATAAGTTTAACGTAGTTGATACTAGGTTAATACAATGCAATCCCTTTTTGTGGTCAGATGAAGCCAAGCAAATTCATGGAATCACTCGAAGACAGGCATCAAAGTATAAGAAGTTTAGTGAAGTTTATCAGAGTTTAGTCGATTGGATTAACTTATCCGGCGCATCTGAGATTTGGTGTCATTCAAACTCTAAGATGTATGGGAAGATCGTCCCTTATGACTATGCGGTACTTAGAATGAACATGCTTAACATGGGTGATGCGGCTTATTGGACAATCAATAAGCTTAAACCATATTCAAGTCATTCACTTGCTAAGACACAAAATCGCTTTACATTTGATGGGCATTCGCTCGATAATATTTGTAAACAACTTGGGATTCGATTAACTCATCATGATGCTGAATCAGATTGTCGGGCCACAGTTGAGATTATTAAACAACTTCTTCCACATACAAATAGGGAAGAAATTTATAACTACGAAAGGGGTATTAATGAAAACGCTTCACCATCTAGCAAAAGAAATTCAAGAAAATCCAAACCAATTCTCGGAGCTTTTAACTAGCTTTCGAACAACATCAACAGAAATCAGAGATTTTCTGTTCTCGATGCGCCAAGTGCCTGTGTATATCGTTCCAGCATTAATTGAGACATTTGCCTTTAAGCATCGTGAGAACGACCCAAAAACTATCAGGGATCTAATGCAATCATCCTCCTATGTGGGTTCTTTGTTTGTTATGATTGAAGACGAATCAGACTGGTCATATGTTGGTATATCAACGTCAGGCAAGCCACTGTGCAGACCATTCAATTCAGATTTGATTCTTGAACAAGATCCAGATAAGGCAATTAAGTATGTATTTTAAGATTGGGGTTTTTATTGGTGTTTTCTGGCTTGGATATGAGTCTGGAAAGCATATAGGGTTTAAAGATGGTGTTGAGTCTGCTCACTTTGATAGGATTCACGCTAATATGAAGCTTCAGCAATGCCTCAGAATAGTGAGAGCAGAATGAGATTCATGATTCTATATTTTATTATTATGCTTATTTTTTCAATCATAGTGGCCTGGCATACGCCGATAGGAATGTAGAATGAAAATATATTGTGAAGTAAACGATCAAAACACCAGACATGCAGCATCTATTGTAATGAAGCACTACCGAGATGAAGAGTTTCTAAATAGACTGAGAAATGTGTCTAATTTTAATTTTACTGATGACTCTCCTAGTGTTGTTGCCCATAGACTTCCAAGCATAATGGATCATTTAGATATTAAGATTGTTCCTTATAAATCAATCAATCCATTCTCTAAGGCAATCGGATATGCTGAAGGGACTACAATTTATCTGAATACTAGAAAGCTATATTTGCCTTATATTGACCGAGTAGAAACAATTTTCCACGAAGCCACACATTTATGTGGGTATTCCCACAATGGTAATCGAGTCACGGAGTTTAATCTTAAAACTGTGCCCTATCTTTCGTCGTCAATCTTTGCTAGGGTTATTCAAGAAATTTATGGTTAATTAAAGAGGTCAAAGAGCATCCGTGTTCAATGACCTCTTCGGACGGATATGGAGGGGTAGGACACCACCTCCTTATCATCTCAACTAAGGAAGTATTGTGTCAATAACAGAGAAAATCATTGAGAATCAGATACTTACTTATCTGGCAAATAAGAAAATCTTTGCCTGGAAAAATCACAGCCAAGGAATATTCGATCCCGGGAGAAAGGTCTTTCGGAAATCCCGAAATGTTCATCACATTAATGGCGTTAGTGACATCTTGGGAGTCATTGACGGAAAGTTTCTGGCAATCGAAGTTAAAAAGCCATATATCTCTAAAAAGACCATGCAATTTAAATACCGAACTCAGGAAGAGTTAGAGAAACTTGCGTCTGAAGATCAAATCAATTTTGTAAACCGTGTTAAGTCTTTGGGTGGGATTGCTTTTTTTGCTGATTCGATTGATACGGTTGAGGATCAGCTTATTCTTTACGGTGTTATAGCTTCGGAATAGTTGCCCCAAGCTTGATGATAATTGCCTCATAAAGCTTCATCTTCTTAGTATCACCGCTAGTCTTTGCTTGTAGGTAAAGCTGGAGCCAATATTCGAGCTGCTGCTTTTTCGTTAGACACTTTTTTGGTTCCATTTATTATCCTAGCTAGATCATCTTTGTGCATTGAATAGAATTGGTTAACTTTTTGATCACAGAACGAAATAAATTCAAAGTTCCCGGTGGAGAGTCTTCTATAAAGTCCATAATCTTTTAATAGCGGTTCTCTATCGCAAATCTCTTGCGGTATTGGGGTATTATTAATCCACAAATACCCATTAATCCTTTCCCTTGTCACGCATGACACCAGGAAGAGAATCACGAATACTTCCCAAACCGGACGGCTTGCCAGATATTTGAAGACTTTCAATAGGTCTTTGATCTTGGTTTTTAATTGCCTCATTGATTGCTCTTTCTGTTGCTTCCTGAATTTCTTTTTTCTTCTGAACCTGGTAGGCGGCAAACAACTCTCCCAGCCACTTATCAATGATTGGGAGAGCTTTTGCTAATGCGATAATTAAAGCGATTGCTTGGGACATTATTTAGCAACAACTTCTTTAACTTTCTTAAGTATACCAACTACAAGCTGAAATACAGAGTTAGCTTTAACCTGTGGGACAAGTGCTAGCACCTCTGATAATGCCCACAATAAACCTAGAACGACTTCCTTGTTTGCAATAATAACTTCCATGATTATCTCCTTAAGGGACAAAAACCCTATTTTTTCTTTGCTTTATGTCCAAGTGTATCCACCCACCTGGATTATTCTTTGATTTTGTATATCTTGGATCTTCTAACCATAATCCACATTCTTCTAGTAAGTCTAAATGATCAAGCATCTTTGCTGCAAGAAACCCATCTGGATCTACAAGATCAATGCCTGCGCATACTGTGTGGGTGCTCATCTTTGCACCACCAATCTTCTTATTTATCGCCGATGGTCTGTATCCAGAACTAACCTTGGCATGTAACTCAAGAGTGCCAAATAGCCAATTTACTCTTGATAAAAGTTCCGCCATGTTTCTGGCTTGAAGCATATCAAGCGGAAAGTCTTTGTCTCGATTCATTAAGTATTCTGTGACTGTGATCATGGGTTTTTGTAGACCTTTATTCCTGCGTAGCTATAAAAACTACCAAAACCCGTAACTGATATAGATCCACCACTTGCAACCATTCCAAATTCTTTAGATCCGTTTGGCCCAGAAACAACAACTACCCCATTCACAGATGCAGTGCCAGAAGAAAACCCCCCTGAATCTTGGTTTGTCAAAAACCAAACCTCTGCCCAATGACCTGCCGGAACGGTATAAGAGCTTGTTCCAGTGCTTGTTGAAATGCTTGTGACTAAAACTAATTGTGGCCCGCCGTAAAAAGTTGAAATAAAATACCACCCTGTAAAAATTAATTATTCTTAACTAATTGGTCTGTAGAATATCGTTAAACCACAATTTAGCGCACTAACCATTGCTGATGTAAGAACCAAATAAACTGATTCACCTTCAAGAAATTGTGTCTTGCTAAATGTAGGCAATGTGACACCTGTAGGGGCAACATTTGTTCCACTTACTAGGTTTTTAAAACCTATCGCATTATTTGAAGCTGTCGATGCAATCTTTGGAGTAACACTAAAGATGCTCCCCTGATCAACACCAGCACTATTAATCCAACGAAGGTCAAAAGTAGTAATCCCCGAAGCGCCCTGAGTCCCATTATAAAAGAATATCCCAACGATTTCAGACTTAGTAAAAAATGAAGCTACACCATCAAAAAAGGTAATCCCGGTCGCAACAGAATAAGACCCATTAAGTTTCCACTCTTTTATGTCGTTTTGATACGTAGCAATAAAGTTATTAGTTTGAGCAACTCTATTAAAGGTCGCTTCTGAAACTGATCTTTTATAGCTGATGTCACCAACTCGAAAAATCTCTCTTGCCGGTGTTACGATGTCTGATTTTGCCATAATTTCCTAAATGAAAACGTAAGGAGTTCCATTATCCTGGTAATTGGAGTTATTTACTAAGTCCCCAACTAACGGCAAGAACCCTATGCTTGTGTTCAATGTTACCTGATTCCCAACAATCGAGTCAATTTTAAGCTTCTTCCCAAAACTGTCTCTAGCGTAATCCTTTGAGTTAACCACTATAAATGACCCGACAACCAATTTTGAAGCATCATTCACCTCTAAAATAGTCTGACTAATGGCGTTTGTAATTACTGCCTCAGCGTTAAAATGAGCAAACTCAATCTTAAACCTGTCATTTACAATCGCCTCATTAGAATAATCAGCAGGTTCAATAATATAGCCAGCAAGTGGTGGAGTAGGCAGATTCTCCTCTAAAAGAAGAAATCCGTTATCTGAAGGATCAACACCCTTAAACTCAACTTCATGATAGTAAGTGTAGTCAGGTGATCTTACGGCAACGATCTGCCACTCATAGTCTAGCCACTTATCAGATTCTTG